CGTCCCATAAAGTCTGTTTGCCAAAACAGAGGCTCAAGTTTGTCGCGGTCTATGAAGCCTGAGAAACGGTTTCGGATAGCCTCATTGGCAGCTTCAAGATCTTCAGCCATTTCCAGAGTCTGGTCCTTACGCCCTGAATCTTCCATCTGCTCCGATGCGTTAAGGAAGTCCTCAGCGTAGGCTCTATCGTTGAAGTGACCAGCAGCAATCTCTCCAGGGTTGTTAAGTTGCACGACTTCCGCAATGATATCAGAAGTCTCAGTGACCTTTAACCGCTCTGCTGCGGCTCTTGCCACGAGAGAGTCTTTAGCAAAAGTTTTGAGTATCTTACGATCTTTCTGGTCTTGGATGTCTTGCGCTGTAGTTCTCGGAAATATTATTCCACCTAACCATTGTGTAGGGTCTAGGGGATCTCCACCAAAACCTGTTCCGCGCTCTCCGAAGTTTGTACCGAGCACCTCATCTGAAAGAGTTAGTATCGTAGGGTACAATGCGGCTGCTCCCGCCGCTCCCGCGATATAGGGGTGCCCTTTTGAGGCTATTGCTCCGGCTATTCCTACATTCTCCGCTGACCCTAGTAGGGACTCTCCCTTCCGTTCCTTTAGGGGAGTAGCCGCTCTGATGCCGCCCTCTCGTGCATTCTCCAGTACAAAGTCTTGCAGGTGAGCAAAGGCAGTACGGAAGGCTCCTTCTCCCCGCATTTCGGATAACTCGACCCAAGTTGGGGAGCCTGCGCCAGGTATCTCCCCTAGTTGAAGGTCCTCTTCTGGTAAGGGTGGCAGAGGCTCAAGAGGCTCAGTAGGGGGTAAAGAGGAAGAAACCTCCTCCGGACTCTCCTCTTCAATGACAAAATCAGTGTCGGTGGGCTCAGTAGAATCTTCCTCTTCTAAGCCTTTTTCTAGTTTGGAGGACTCATAGGTTAACCTATTGTACTCGTCCATATCTCCTGCGTTCAATGCACTCCGACGTTTCTGTATGAGCCTTAGCTGGCTGGACAACGCTTTGGACATCTTAACTCCACCTACTAGGAACTTCCGTAACCTAGTAGGGGATTAGATGCACGTCCAAGATTACTGGAGAGCAGCAGCCGCTCCGGCAACGGTAGTATTCTTCGCTTTCCTCTCCTGCTCTAGTTGCTCCGGAGTCTTTGGTGGACTCTCGGGCGCATCCGCTAAAGCCTCAGCCATCTCTTGTTCTCTAGTTAGACTTTTTTGTAGGGCACGGACTCTAGGGGCGGTGAAACTTAAAGGTTTAAATTCCTCAGCTTCTATCATATCGGTTACAGCATCGTCGGTTTCTCTAAGTTGAGCTTGGTTCTGTCGTTTAGCGTCCTGCGCCGCAGCTGCATCAATCTTCGCCTGTGGGATAAGCGGCTTCCCATCTAGTCTTCGTACTTCATTAGCTGCTATAAGAGCCTCGGCTTTTCTGCCGCTTTCCTGGGCTTTAATATAAGCATCTCTAGCGGCTATGCGTTCTGGGGTCCAATTCGCGTGGCCATGTTCAACGGCTGGGGCAAACTCTTCTTCCGCCATCATAGCGGTTACATCGGCGTCGGTTTCTTCAAGTTGACCCTGTTCGATTTCTCTAAGTTGCGACCGCTCTTGAGCCTCTGTGAATCCCTTGTCCGAGTCTTCTGCTTCTTCCCTAGTCATGCCGTAGCGTTCAAGGAACTCTTCATCGGACAGCGCGTCAGGGTCTACTCCTACTTCTCCAGAAACCTGCAGTGATTCCTCTGAAACTTCGCCCTCTGGAACTTCCTCGGCTTCTCTTGCTTTGCGAGCGTCAATTAATCTTTGAGGCTCTTGGATTCCCTCAGTATCTGGATCTAGGTCCATACTAGGAGTATACTCATCAGCGTTAAAGGACATGACTTCCTCAAACTCACCCGCAACCAACTGATCCTTTGCTGCTAGGTACGCAGGATCATCAATGCCCATAAGTATCCACTTCGCCCTATTTAGCTGCTGTTCGTCGGTCATCATCCCTTCATAGTCTTCAGGTGTTGGCTTCTCCCAGTAGCGATCCGCAAGTTCGTCCGCAGTCCATCCATTTTTGGCTGCTAGTTTCAGAATCTTATCGGCTCTTTTCTGCGCCTTTATTACTGTCTTAACAAAGTGGCGCATTTGAGTATCGTTCTCTGCGTCTACGCCCATGTTCTCTGCCATTTCGATAAGTTGTTCATCCTTCATGAGGCTTGAAATTTGTTGCACAGACTTCTTACGGGAGTCGGGGACTACCTCCATGAGTTCTCTGACATGGGCAGCCGCATCATATATCCCAGCAGCATTCCCACCGGCACCTACTGCTCTGGAACTTTCTATCTCGGCTAACTTAGCGTCCGCCTGTTCAGCTATCCGTTCTTGCTCTTGAATCTGTAGTTCTAAATTTGCGTCCGCGAGTTCTGCTCTGTTTATTTTGTCATATATGCCGCGCTTATCTTTGCCGAGTGCTGGAAATTCATTCTTGTTCAACTGTTCCAGCAAGGTAGGATCTACCATCTGCATAATAAGTCTAGCTTGAGTTGGATCTAGTTTTGCTAAGTCCTCTAAGAACTCCCCGACAAAAACATCAGTCCACTTTCCCCGTTCCTTAGCCATCCAAGTGGCCCATTTGTTTCTCACACCTTCCTCTGTCTTTCCTGCTAGTTTCCTTTGTCTAGACGCACGCAATGCTTCAAGCTTCTTCTGGGCCTTATCTGAGATCTCGCCTTGCTGCTGGGCTCTGCGGTTGTTTAGCTTCTCTTGAGACTGCAGTTTCGCTTGGGACCGTGCCGTCGCTATTTTCTCCCTTAAAGTAAGAGGCTTGTCCTGTGCGCTTTCTTTTCTTCTCCTAGCACGGCCAATCGCGCCGCCTGTGAAAATATCTCCCGCTGTTGTGGCTGCGTCCAACCAAGGTGCAAGTTTTTCCCTCCTCTGTTGGGACCTAACCTGTCGTAGTTGCTCTGATAAGTTTAGTTCAGCCATCTTAAATCTCCGTCTAGTACCCTGCTTGGGCCTTAAGTAGTGCAGCCTCGGCCATCTTCGCGTCAGTCTCGAGCTTCTCCCCCTGTTGGCCCAAACCCTGCAATGCCAGCCCTGTGTCTACTGCTTTATTCAGTTGCGCAGTGCGCTGATCTGCTGCATCCTTTATTCCCGCACGAATTTGAGCATCACGAGCCTGTGCAATCTGTTGGCTCATTTGCTCTGCTTGGAACCCTGCTTGCGCACCTGCTTGGGCACCAGCGTTTGCTAACTGGTTCGCCTGCTGGGCGTATGCCCCCTGCATCTGGCCGCCTTGTGCCATCATCGCACGGTTCAGGCCTGACTGCTGCACCTGAGCCTGTTGTCCCGCAGCCTGCATAGCCTGAGCACGCTGCTGAGACTTCTGCTGTTCGGATAAGCCTGCAGTGCCTAACTTTTCCGCACTAGCCTTTACATCCTTGTTCTGCATATCTCGGTATGGGTTCAGAGAAAATGCCATGATTACTTCCCTTGTTCTTTCTTGACTTGTTCTGCAAGGCGAGGGTGCTCCTGTTCCAGTCCACGCTTGCTTTGATTCTTGAAGGTTTCCTTGAAAGACTTACCTGCCGTTATAGCGGCATCTACAGGAGTTGTCGAAGTGGGTGGTGTGAACACTTTGTGCAAACCCCTCGCCGCAATGTTCCCCAGTTTCCCTGCTATGTGCTTGACGGACCCCTTCTTAGGGCGTTCCTTCTTCTTTGGAGGGACTCCCCCAACCTCCATCGGGGGCATTACCAGCGTGTCACCCTCCATAGTGGGTTTCGCAGGCATAGCCTTATCTATTGCTTTCTTCTTTGCTTCTTCGTCGAATGATGATTTCTTTGCCATGATTATTTCTCCTTAGAGGCTTATGCCATTTTCTTTTCGGCCCAGTCGATAAACTGTTGTACAGTAATTGCCTTCCCGTTTTTCACGAGGAGACTCCTATTGTTTTTCATTGCTGCGCGACTCATTACAGTATCAACACGGGCGTTGGGGTTCGCAGTTAAAAGTCTTTTAGCCCCCCCTAGACCTAAGAAGTGCGCAAGATAGACCTTGCCGCGAGTCACCTTGATGCCTGCACTCTGCATCCCCTTAATGTTACCCTCGGTGAATTTAAGTCCTATCTCTCGTGATATTGCTGGGTCTAGCCTCAAGTCTAAGATCTCTTGCTCATTCTTACCCTCTTTGAGGTCTGGTCGGTACTTATTGATCATCTCCAGCCAAGTACCATCTACAAACTGATAGAGTCCCGTTGCAGAACTCTTAGGATTCTTAGCATCCGCTTTGCCTTTACTTTCTATGTATATGATAGAATCAGCGACCTCCGCAGAAAGTTTTGCGGGGTCTACTCTCGCAGATGCAGGCTCTTCAGTAGGACTGTCAGAAGCCCCTGCCGCTGCCTTCTCCTGAGAGAAGACTGGCCTGCCGAACGCTCTCCGTACTGCATGAGAAGCCTCAAATTGATCGTCCAAGTCGCCGTCAGCGATGGCCTGCATATAAGTATCCCAAGCGGCTGTTTGTTCTGGGGTATCGGTCTTGGGGTTGGGAGAAGGTACTTCCGCCCGTGTGTCGTAAATGTACTGCTCTTTGTCAGTCTCTGTAGATACCGCAGTAGTTTCTTCGCCGCCTCCCGCTGCTCGTTCTGCAGGAGAGACTGCATCGTACTCGAGCCCTAGGGCTTTGTGGGCACCCTCACGGAGATCTTCGGGTACGTGTTTCCACGCATCTCCCAATGCTGACTCGCTTCTATTACGCGCCTGCGTAATAATTCTACGGGCTAGGTCCTCTTTCCTTTTAGCCAATGCCCACAAGCGTGGAGTCCCTATGTCTCCACGCTTGTGGGCAGGAATAGATGGGTTCAAGTACTGGATAGCATTGGCTAACAATGTATCCGCAGTAACCTCATCTCTAACCTCATCTGGCGTAACGAGCCCAGCCTTGACTGCTTTACCCCGTAGGTCTTGACTTTCTTGCGAGGCTATAATTCCTGCCTGTTTCTCGTCTTGTCTAGTTAAACCATACCAGATCCTTCCAATGCCTTGTTTTATTTGACGGCCTCTTCTGGGGCCTAGTAGCCCCCCGCCGTCTGAAGCCTTGGCTCTTGCTCCAGCCGCTGACTTTCTCTCGGAGTGGCCTCCGAACGAGACTCTAGGCCCGTCAGGGGTGTACACAGGCTGTGGCCCTTTTTCAGGAGTATCCTCTCTGTCCGAGGCTATCTGAGTTGCTACAGACGGCTTTCCGCCTAAACTGTCCTCTGACTGTGTGCGTGCGCTGTCCCTCACTTGAGTGGATAACTCAGCCCCGTCATAGTCCATAGGCTCGCCTGTCTCTGAATCTGACTCTGGATAAAGTTCCCCCGCCTCAAAGTCGGGGTACTCGGCTTCGGCCTCGGCCTGCGCTGCCAGGGCTTCCGCTTCCTCATTAGATTTCTTAGCAGCCTCTCTTTGAGCGGCTTCCCTACGATCTCTAGCCGCAGCCTCAAACTCTGCGTATCTTCTTTCTACGATGAGGTCGCGCTCTTTCCAGTCGATGGCCATGATAAAAATCCTTTACTTAAACGCGATAACTCGAAAGCCGCGAACTCGCACCCTTGTTTGGTCTGCTTCCGAATGAATCCTTAATCCTGTTGAGTGTTTGCCTGCCGCAGGGTTCTCGATAAGAACGTGCCCTGAGTATGCGCGTTGCCTCTGTGCGCTGAATCTAACATACTCGCCATTATCTGTTCCGCCGTTTATAGTCTTGTACAGGTGGGAAGGTATAGTCCTTTGGGACGATTGATTCTTAACGCCGTCATGGTAGAGTCGGATATAGGCGTTCTTAGGTGCTGCATCGGCGTATCCTGTGTACTCCTCATCTCCTGAGTCATGCGTTACCATTATCTGCCAAGTTACTAGGAGGAAGCGAGGAGAGTAAGGAAGGTTGTAGGTTAAGCCTGCACCGGGTATTGGAGCCCCTCCACTCGCAGGAATGGTGCCGTCGTTCTCTGGGTTAAACACGTCTTTAAAGTAGTCTGTGTTGGCAGTAGACCCTACCATCTTAGCATGAGTCTGGGAGCCTAACTGTAAATGCTCGGTGTCAATCGTCTCCGTCCCTGCAAGATTCTCCACGTCTAGGGCACCATTGATCTCAGAGAAAGAGTTTGCTGAGTCCATAGTGTTGAAATTCTTAGAGACTTCATCCCCAGTAGGGGTGTCCGTGTCAGTCCAAGTATTAGATAAGGTGATATCGGCCATTAGTTCATCACCGCTAATGCATGGAAAGGGATTACAGAAAGATTGGCTTGGGCTACAGAGTAGTAAGCGGCAGGAGTAGACCCTAGGTTTAAGTTGTCTACCCAACTACCGCCGATTGGGAGGCCCGTGTTAGCCTGCGACCCCCTTATATTAATTTTAACTCCGTAGATGGTAGTCTCCCCGTCAGGTAAATCTTCTACATCTACTAATGTTCTTAGGGGGATGTCGAAATTTACACTCTCTTGGAAGGACTTCGCAGGGTCTGTTTCGTCGGCAGATGCGCCTGTGGCTCTGTAGCTTAGTTCGAGTGTGTCGGGCATGGATAGGGAACGGCGTGTTCTTTTTATATTGTACCAACTGCTCCCCGCGCCTTTTATAGCTACCGTAAGTACTACAAGATTATTCTTGCTCATAGGTGTGCCCAGTGTAAACATTCCACCAATGCGGACATTAGCCAGCACCAGTAGGGCTCCGATTCTATCTGTGTCAGCCATTCCTAGTGTTATCCCAGAAGGAAACAGGACTTCCAAATCATCACCCCCCGCCGTGACTGGGGTATTGGATGTACTGGTTAACTTAGTCCCTGTATCCGTAGCAGGAGAGGTCGTTAATTCTTTTGTCCAAGTCAAGCCTGGATGCTCCGCTGCGGGAGTTAGGCTAGGCTGATGCTCACTACGCAAAGAGTGCCTTTTTACCACATCCATATCTATTGAGTTGATTCCGGAGGCTATTTCGGTAAAGCCTGCGTTTAGGGATGCAGCGGTGAATGCCTCTTCTTCATCCAGAGGATCGTAATCTATCGTACTCATTACATCGTCCTCGCAGTCGTAAGGTAGATAACATCAAGCTCTCGGCAGTTCACGTTGATGCCGGACCTCTTAGTGGAAACGTCAGACCGAATGACCATCTCTACGGTGTGTACACCGGGAGTTAGCATCATTATGGCCTCCACGCATACAGGAAAAGAGAACCTGCGTTGACCGAAAGCGTGCAAGCTAGATTCCTCCGTCCGGTTCAAGTCCTCTTGGCCTGGCTCTTCACCTCCGACAATGCTTTCGTTAATTACTTGCCCGTCTAGCCGGATAGCGAAATGATTGCCTCGGTCAGGCCGAGGGGCACTGCTGGCCACATAGTTATAAACTCCACAACTCCCTAGGACGTAAACCATCCCCCCCTCAGAGGTAAAGGTCTTTGTTAGGTCGGGTACGGTAGCCCACGCTTGTGACTCTTCTACGTCGCCTGATGTTCCGATAGTACCATCCGCTGGGTCCAAAACCCTCTCGCTAATGACGGACTCCCTAAATAGTCTGTAGGCTGCTGTATTCTCAAAGACATCTCTGTCCGCCTTAACTTGAGTAGCACTGACAAACGCCCCGTCTTCCCAGTTATGCTCGTTTAGATTAGAGGAAGCCTCTTCTGCGACCGCCTGAAAGTTCTCATTAGTCCTTTCAATGTCTATGACTTCGGTGTCTTTTAACCTGTTTGGTGGAAAGCGATAACCCATACCTACCTCGGAATCCGATGTGATGAACTATGTATAACCTCTTCGACTTCTAGTCCGACAAACTCCCAAGCAGTAGTAGAGTTCATGCTTAGTTCAACAGAGAATACCTCACAAGATGGTACAGCAATATCAACCTTAGTCCAGTAAGGCCGCCTTTTCTTCCAACTAGAATCTCCATCGAGTTTAGTACTTCCCCAAAAAGGAGGGACATCCTCTGTGCTGTAGAGTTTGACTGTACTAGTATCTGTTTGAACTGCTTTTTTACGCCAATCTCGGTACAGTGTGACCGTAAGTGGGGATGAATGGCACTCCCTTAACCAAATCGTAACTCTCTTGGGGCTCTTTCTTGTCGCGTCTGCAGAGCCTATCCAAGTTGTTCTTACCTTAGACTCCCGAGCCTGAGGCTTGAAGGAGAAAACCTCGTGGTCGAGTAAATAAACCCCTGTGGTAGAGGCAGTATCAGACGAGGTCCCTACTGTAGTAGTCCCTCTCGTTGTCCCCGCGACGAGTGTGTAGGCTCTGTGGTCTTTCGTCACACAAGCCGCCTTTACCTCAGTGAGCACCTGAGACTCTTTCCAACTCCCCCCGGCAAAGATAAAGCACCTATTGTTGGACCTAGAACCTTGGAAGGGCACCCAGCATCTATACTCTCCAGTCTTAGGGTCAAGTACTGAAGTGGCTTGAATAGCCCGTGCCGAATTGATGTAGCGAGTTTTAGTCTGGATATCCGCACTTAGTAGCGTCGGTTGGCCTCCAGCAGCCAGTCCGTAAAATCCTTCTCGCCCTAACCAGATTGCAGTACCGTCTGCCGAAACCTGAATGCTACTAGGGGCGACACACCCTGCAGAAGAACTCAAGGTCTGATGAGTGTATCCCGTTCCATCTTGGTTTTGGTTAATGCGAAAGGTAGATGACTCCGTAAATACAATAAGGCCTGACGGCGTGTTAGCAAATCCTGTAATCTCTGCCCCACTAGCATCTGGAACTAGCCAAGAGTGCTCGTCAAACGTGCCCCAGAGACTGGGCCGTGACCACCTAACCGTCTGCTTATCCGCAATAAACAGCACCCCGAAGGCCAACTTACAGTACCTAAACTCTGGGATAGCAATAGTCTGAGTAGGTGTTGTTAATAATTGCTCGTCTGGAGTGTTATCGGGGAACATAGAAGATATGTTATCGGGCATTGTGGCATAGTATAAAGCCCCCGAGCCTGCATTCGCAGGTACTTCAAACAGTCCCGCCTGTCCTGAGTTCTTCGTATCTTTTGTCCGGTAAAGGATACGTCCTATTGTATGGGAATCAGGGGCATCGTCTACTTCAATACTTTCCCAGAGTATATGGGAAGGAGTCCAATCCATGTGTTGGTCTTCGGCGGCTGCAGGGTCATTCCATAAAGTCCCACGGGAGAACTTACTAGGGATTAGAATCTCAGACGAAGGGGCACTCATAGGGCTCATGTTTCCCCAACGGTCTATCCATCGAGTGGCAGCCATGTAGGAACCCTTAAGGCGCATACCTACCGCTGTTGCCCCTGAGGTCTGACCTCCATATGGAGATACTGTACCTACTCTCCCAAAACCGAAAGGAACCCTCGAAAACTCATCCGCAAACATACTATCCACAGTATGATTGTAAGCAGGCGGCCCATTGCCCACGGGAGAACTAGGAGCATTAGAGTAACCCAACGCCCCAACTGCTTCTCCATCGAAAAAGTAAGCACGTCCTTCCTGCGGAACGATGACCACACCATTAGGCACACCCTCGAACTGAGTCGGCGCACATACCCCCTTAAAGTTCGGTACGCGAGTTTGTAGCAACGCCGAAGTATCGTCTTTAAGAAGTTCGTCTTTACCGGGAACCCCTCCGCCCCAGCGTTTTTTCCACCCCTCAAATACATAGACTGCGGCCCCTGAGTGCAGGAGGAGCATATCCCTATTATCAAATGCGTGGTGGTAAATACCATGCATTTCCTTCTGTGGGGAAGGATACACAAGGCTACCCTGACCGCTTGTTGCAGGCAGCCACGGGGTGGGGCCTTCCAGTGAGCGTAGCGTGCCCTCCTCGGTAATACGCATATTGAATACTTCGCCTGCAAGGTTGTCTGGAGTAAGTAACTTACCCGTTTCTTCCCGAGGCTGAAGTATCCCTGTGGTAATCCGATTCTTAGGCACGCCTACTCCTAGTTAATCAGTTTCCACTGATTGAGTTCGTCAGAGCCCTCAACTATCATGCGAGGTGCTTCCCAGAAGATATGGATAATACCTTCCTTGCCGCCACTCGAACTTTCTTTAGTGCAAAGAACAGTAGCCTCTAGGGTTGCTCCACCGGAAGCCATCTTGCGATAGACTCCGCCCGACCTAAGAGGGGTGTCTCCCTCCTCGACCGCCTCTACGACTTCTTTAATTGCTTTTTCTACTGTCTTTGCTGTCTTCTTACGTGGCATATTGCCTCCTATAGATCATTCTTCCAATTACGAGCATAAGCTCGATGTCCCCTCCTTGGGGAGCAAGCGCGTCTTCGGGTAGGTTTACTCGCAGGGCGCAAACTATCATAACGCTTTGCGAGCCTAGCGAGCCAGTCTTCATATCTACCCTCACAAACTGCTGCCTCTGCCCCGTCGCCTTCGGCACGTAGTACCTTAGCGATAACAGCCTCGATAAGGGCAGGGATGCCTTCTACTTTTAGCAGTGGCGCGTCCGTGTCACTGACGAGTTTAGTCGGGCGCATCAAACAGCGAAGTTCAAACCGTATCCGGCTATCAGGCCGTGGATGTATCTGAATTGCTTCGTGCAGATTGCTCTCTCTCAAGGGTGAGAGATAGTCTGGCGTAAGTGACCCATCATCCACAAATTCAGCAGTTGCTCCGGCTACTTCAGTTAGTAGGTAAAAAGTATCCGAAGTTTCAATATTAGTGTAGTCTGAAGGGGCTGAGGCGGCTGTAGGGTTTGCTGTAGAAGTCAGGCGGCGGCGATAAATACGCTTAGTCCAACCTGAGTGTCCGCCTCTTGCTAGAGTAGCTTCTCCCTCCCCAAATCCTTGCATGAACTCTATGTCCGGTAAAGATACGCTTATTGCTGTTTTTATGGTAGAGACTTCTACAGCCTTCTGGTTAGACACGGGGCTGGGGGCTGACTCAAGACGGGGTTTAAGCCTATTTGTGCCGGGGCCTGACGCAAGCCCCGATATCTGAGACAAGGGGCCAGGGGAGCCTAACTCTACGTCTTGCTTGCCCCAGACATAGGTAATCTTGTATTCAAACGTACCTTCAGGTTCAGGCCCTACCCACGAATCTCCTGACACATCCGCAACCGGTGTCCAGTTCGGCGCAGGTAAACTTCCAGGCGGCCTGCGGAAGTACTGGGTAGGATAACCAGATACTGCTGAGTCTGTAGGGTTAGTAGGCAGGTAGTACGCCTCTGCCTCTGACTGCGAGATAGGCTCCCAGTTAGAGTGGATAGACCCGTCTACTGTACGAGCATGATTCACCCGCATTACCTCTGGCGGGAGGTAGTAGTAGTCCGTGAAGATCTTATACTTCATTGCGGTCTGAGTGGTATCTGGGAATGGGCGCAGTAAAGAAACATACTGGTAATCACCAGTTGTCCACACATCTCGGATAGTGTGAATGTGCCAATTACCGTCGCTGTCCTGAACTTGAATCTTTCTGCCGTTCCATGTACCGTCTACTTTCCAGTCTGTACGTGCCGAGGGGTGGGTACTCGGGAGAATACGCTTAAGCACCCAAGGGTCCGCATCTGAACCGCTTGTGTACACTGATAACGTGTCCAGTGCACTAAATTGATCAACATCAGGCTCTGTAGCCATGTCAACCATACCTTCAAAAAATAGGTAAGGCGCATCCAATGCCATCTGAAAGTACGACATATTAATGAACCGTATGACTCTAGCCTTAGCCTCGGGAGAGGAAGAGGGGTTCCAGTCTGCCAAGTCGAAGACTCTTTGGTAGATATCACTCAGATTCATTTTTGCACCTATAAAAGAAAAGGGGGGCTAGGAGCTAGAAAACTCCTAACCCCCCGATGGCAGTTACGCCAAGACTCAGTGATTAAGCACCGGGGCAGTTAATCCAAGCTTGGCCTGTCTCGCCTGTGCCGATAACGGCTAGGGAGAAGCCCATGCCCATGCCTGTAATTGCAGCAGTCAGAGCGTCTGCTCGTCCGTCTGTAGTGTTACCGACTTGGAGGCCTGCGTTAGCACTAACGCCTGTCTCGATCAGGACTGTACCAATGCCCTTGCACTGAACGAAACCGAAAGATCCGTCTGCAATAGCGTGTTGTACTACACCGATAACTCGAAGGGTCGAGTCACTGTTTGGAGTTGCCACACAAGCATCGCAAGTGCCTGAGCCTGCTGCGCGGGATACTAATGTTCCCACTACAGTTAGGCCCGTGCTAGCTTTGACGTAAATCCATTCTTGGGCTTGAGTGCTACCTGCAGGGCTAGCTACTGAGAACTTACCTCCTACTGGAAACTGTGCCGTTGCGGATACTGTTGTTACTTCTATACCAGAAACTACGCGCATATGAACCTCCTAGCTCAACGCTGTGCCAGTCACGATACCGTTAGCACGACGCTGAACAGTATGTAGACCGAAATAAAGGATAAGCTCGTAGCGGTAAGCATCAAGATCAGGAATACGCATTGGCGCACCTTGGTCGAAGAAGCCCTTTCCTTCCATAGATGCGTTTTGCCCGAGGGTAAACGCTTCAAAGGAAGATGAGTTGAGCATGTAAATACAACCGTCCGCTGAAGTTCCGGCTGAGAGTTGGGTGAGGTCGATTGAATCCTCGAGGTAGAAGTCAGAATCGACAAACTTGATAGATTGACGACCGTAGTTCTTACCATCGGTAGACTCGATTTGTCCAGTACGGACGTGCTCTTGCAAGCTGTCCATGTAGTTGAGGAAAGAAACCTCATCACCGAACATCATATCGACTGTACCATCAGCAACACGACCTTCACGTTGACACTTGAAGTAAACTTCGCGCATCTTGCGAACGCCATCAACACTGAAGCCAGTGGTGTGTGCGTACTGGTTTTGCCAGCCTGGAGTGCCTGCAGAGTTTAAGCCGTGGACTGAGCGAGCGTCAGTTGAAGCAGAGGGGTTTAACAGGCCCCAACGTGCTGTGCCGTCGGGTGAGTACTGAGCATCACCGTTGAGGGTGAAGAAACCGCCAACGCCGTTTGCACCATCACCGATTGCGAGTTGCTGTGAAAGCATCTCGTAGAAGTCATGAAGAGCACGCTCTGGGTATGTTTTGATGAGTTTAGCAAGGTCTTGCTTACCGTTTGCTTCTGCCATGTCCTTACGGGGCACGTCAAATGCATAGATCAAGCGAGGTGCAACTTCGTTACCGCGAACAGCAAGCTGCTTACGACCACCGTTGATGACCTCGTTACCACTTTGAATGTGAGTAACTTGTCCAGGACCGCCTGTTACGACGGTGAACTCGCGGGAAGGACCCTCAAGTTTCTTTTTGCTGAGATTACCACCCGTCACGATTGCGTCGAGAAGCGGATGCCACTTTGTAAATGTCTCACTATACCCCGGAAGCAGGTCCGTAAGGGTAGAAGCAAGAACGTCGGGGCTAATAGCCATTATTGTCTCCTAGTCTGGAAGGTTGAACCGCTTCTGGGCACGATTAAGCGCAACATCGCGCATAGTCTCCCAACTGCGTTGTTTCCCAAGTCCCTCAACAGAGCTAGCACTTCGCGCACCCTGCACCCCAGCAACCTTAGCGGCTGCGGGACGCGGGGTAGGCTTCGAGCCAACACCTATTGAAGATTTGCCACCTTCTACTTGACCTCGTGCGAGGTCCACTGCCAATTCATCGGGAGTTCCGCGTAACTTAAAGTTCACTGCTGCGGCTTTAAGCGCGGGGTTTTTGGCCAACTCTGCAGCGGCCTCGGGCTCCCAACCCTCTGTGAGAAGCGCAGACATAGTCTTGCCCAACTTCTCATTAGTGAATAAATCTGGATGGCGACGGCGGAAACGCTCTTCGTAGCGGTCCACGTCAGCCTTAATTGCTGCTTCTATTGCTTCTTCCCGTTGCTGAGACTTAGTATTAAGTTCGTTATACTTAGTCTCCCACTCACTTGCTGAGTTGGTTAGTTCTGCAACTCTAGGGTCTTCTGCCTTAGACTCCCACAACTGACGAAGATCAGAAAGTTCCGTGAGGTGGGCCTGCTTCGACTGGTTGTGGTGTCCCCATAGTGCCGAGATAAACTCTCGCGAATCTTCGGGGAACTCCTCAACCTTGCCGTTCCAGTCCTTGAACTTAAAGTCCTTAGTACTGGGGTAAGAAAAGGAGGGTTCTGGGGTTGCCGGTGCGGCCTCTACTTGGGGAGCAACCTCTGCAGGGGTCGATGCTTCCGACTCTGGCGCAGTTTCAACTGCTGCCTCGACGGGTGCCGACTCGCTTGGTGCGCTCTCTATGTTAGCCTCAATGGTATCACCCATTACGTACTCCTGCTTTGTGCCTAATGTGGCGGGTTGTTGTTGTCAAACTAAAAGAACTTCTTGACCCCGGCCTCACCGGAGTTAACTAGAGCCTCTCGAGCCTTCTCGGCCTTTCTTGTCTCACTGTAATGGTGCCTATCTCGGTAACCCCGCTTTTGCAGTTTTTTTGTTACTTTCTCTTCCAGTTTTTCTTTCTGATGCTGCCAAACTTTATCGTTGGGGCCATAGATTTGCTGGTCTGGATTAGCCTTTTTCCATTCCCGTAGTTGGCCAGGGTCCGTGAAGGCCTTGCCTGCATTGGGGATGTTTAGGGGACGGTCACACCTTGGGCCCACGAACATTACGGGACGTATCAAAATACTAAGGTAACCTCCACAGTCGCATCCGACTTTTCCTGCTTGGAGCTCTTTGTACCCTTCAAGAGAGCAGAAGTATTCATCCACCAAGCCGCAGCCTGAACACTCCGTGTCATAGAGGGGCATCTAGACCTCCGGGATGACATTAGAGGGTGATTCAATATAGTGCCCCATCTCATCGAGGTCAACGAGCCCAGAGGCTACAGCCAGTCGGGATACTTCGCCTACCACATGACCCTTCACTTCGATAATCAACTTATCTTTCTGAGAGTGCCTGTACAGAATCGCTCCCGGAATGCTTACTAAGTAGATTACCGGAATGTCTGTCTCTTCTATCTCAAACTCTTTTACACCCATTTTCCCTCCTAAATTGCTGGTGATGACCCGTCTAAAATAGGTAGCCCTTCTGGGGCCTCTTGTAGCGGAGCCTCTGCGCCAGCGAGCCCTCCTGGAGGTGCTCCTTCTTCGACACCCGGTGGCGTGCCTAAGCCCTGCCCCATCGGTTGCTGCGCCTGTGGCTGTGGAGTTGCAAACACTTCGGGAACTTCTAAGAGTTCTAGCATCCTACGCGCCAACTTTGCCCCGTCAACGAACGGCGCAATAGCAGGGTTGCCTGTTAGCGGAGCCATCCACTGCTGCATCTGCTGGAGTTGCACAACTCGGTTGTTGTCCGCAGCGGAGTAGGGGACAGCCTCGTATGCGTACATTTCAACAGACTCAGTGTGGTCTACTTCCTCCACGCCTACCATGCCCATCCCATCCCTGTTAATCTCCTCATACGGGGCCAACTCGTCAACTCTAACCATGAGAAGATCATCATCGCTTAGGTTCTCTTCCCACAGTCTCATTGCGCTAGTGGTCATCCAGCTTAATGCCGAGTAGATTTTCTTTTGGCGGCGGCCATTACGAGTACGGTTCGCAGCGTCTGCTAACGCTACTTCCGTTGCAACATCCGTATTACCAACACCACCACGAGAATACTTAGATAAACCAAGAGTCTGCTCAATAGAAGCCTCCAATCTGTTAGTTACGTTTGCAAAGTCAGGGGATAGGGAAGGGGTCTGCATCATGCCGATGATGTGCTCAATAGGCGCACTCTGTCGGCCCTCGACTTCAAGTAGGTCACCAACATTCAAAGTCTCGAAAGCAGACTTGACATCAGCGGAGTTATCACAGAGTCCTTTGTTCAGAGTCATGACAGGGATAGAAGATTTCATGAACCAAAGGCGCAGGCTTTCAACCTCGTTCAATTCTTCTAGCATGGGGGCGATGAGTTTAACATCGCTCAGTCCCGCAACATCTTCTAAGTTTGAGTTGAAGGTGAGCAAGCGGAAAGGATTCTTAAGGTGCCGGTAAGGGAGTTCTTCTGAGTAGAAAGGAGTAGACTGCCCGTCTACAATCATGTGGAACCTTCCGTCCCCTACGAAGTCGTAGAACTCATATACAACTACCCACTTAAATACTTCCCGTGCTGTGTCAGACATATAGTTTCCAGTCTGAGCCTTATCCGATAGCCACTTAGGGTAAGCGTTGTAATCCGTGCGCTCTAGGATATCTTCTAGCTTCCGAATCTTATCCAGAATCTTGCCCTCTTCGCTGGTCTGAATATCTACAGAGACAGCATCAACCTGTGGCATCTCTTCCATCAGGTCTTCTGCCATGTCTTTTTCAATCTCTCCCTCTTTCATTTGAAGGTCTTGAAGTTTTCCAGCGCACGCCTCTAGTTGCTCCTTTACGATAGACTCGAACTCTTCCTTAGTCTTAACCGTAACTTGAGCGACATAACGAACATCATCCCACTTCTTAGCCTCGCGGTCGAACCAAACAAACTTAGGGTCTACGACTGAAAATTCTGGACGGTTGTGACGCTCTGACCAGAAGGCTTTGAAGAAGGAACGACCACAGACACCTGCGAGAGTTGCTGCTTCCCAGAGTTGTTCAACGATCTCAGTTCTGTCAAATAGGTCATTGACAAGCATCTCTCTTCGCTTTGCCTGATTGCGCAGTGCCTCTTTCTTTGGTAGAATTGTAACTGCGGGGTTGGGAGGGACGACGGAAGCAACCATTGTATCGACGTAGGCATAGGCATAGTTCACCTCAGTGACAGGAGTACCCTCCCGCTCATTTACTCCGCCTAAAACATTTTGAGCTTCTACCCCCTGAGAGGACCAGTACTCTGAGCGGTAGAACGCCCGATACTTATCAAAAGTAGTGTTCTCTGATTCCGCCCGTTTGCGGTGTGCGTGAATCAATTCGTTGATCTGGGTGTCCGTAAGAGCCATCGATTATCTCCTTTGCTTCCTATAGCGAGTTTTGGTGTGGCCTGCCCTCTTATCCTTTATCTCAGTGTCCCCTTGTTGCTTTTTAAATTCTTGAATTTGATTATAACTATATTCAGAGAAATTTAAAACTTGCTTTTCTTCCTCGGGAGGCTTAGGCTTGAACCTGCGGGGCATCCACTCCCTGGCACCTTCGATACCTAGCATCAACGCTGATACCTTATCCCAGTGATGACGCTCACGTCGGCCCTTCCCTACCTTGCCTCTTAGTTGCACCGCGCTGGACGCTTCTTCGATTTTTTTGTCATGGCCGTAAGTCTGAAGTTGGCTGAGAGTATCAAGGTCCCGAAGCTCAAGGGTATCGAGCAGCGCGTCTTGAAGCCCTGCGAGCATCTTGTCTTTGCTCTGGAGAGTAGATGTAATTCCAGGCCTAAAGGGTTTCTCATAGATAATCTCGGGGTAGCCCAGTTGTCTGAGCAGTGTGATAGTACCTTGCCCAACACCGTTGGACTCGATGGCTAGTCTGGCCTTGTTATACTTAAGCCCTACTGCGTGCAACTTATTAGTAAACGCTAGAGGGTCTGTATGTGCAGCATAACAAGCGACCTGAGTCCATTCGCCCTCATAGACCTTTAGCACTTGAAACGATGCGTGATCTCGCGCTGCATGACCGGCGGGATCAACCCCGATGACGTACTGAGCCGCTGCTTCGGGCTGCTCGTACTCCATGTAGGGCCCTTTCCACTCCAATAACTTAGCCTTTGCGTGCCGTTCGAGCAGATGCTGCCCGAGCACGGCATTGTCCGAAGCCATCCAGCAGGTGACATCGTCCGATGGGTAGTATACGTTGAACAGTTCTGGGACGCGCCTGAACTCGGGGACAGTGTCCATGATATAGCGTCGGAATGCAAGGTTGCATAGCTGCAGCCCTTGATCGCCGTACCGCTCCATCATACGAGCCTCTTCATTGGTGAGACTCCAGTCAGACCGCCAGGCCCTAGCGCATAACTTCCCATCCCAGTAGGGGAAGAAGACTGAACGCCAGCGACCGTCCCCCCTCTTGCCGTCTTCGTAGAGATTTCTCCAAGCATCTACCGAGGGTGCGTTAGCCGGTGCGGGAGTGGACTCCCATAGCATCTTACCTCTGTCCCTATTAATCATTGATGGGGTAATGAGTCCAAGAGCCTCATCAGCGTTGGGCCAGAAGGGAATCTCAGACGCGACCATAGCAGACGGTGACTGACCGATACCAACTGCGCCTTGTTCCGCTGAAAGCACGCGAATTTTTCCGCCAACACGCGAGTCGAAGGTCATCTGGTTGCGTTCAGACTGGGGAACCTTCGCAGGCTTTACCTCATCTGGCCAGAATGTGTAGAGTTGGTGGAGCCTGTGCTGCAAGTACTTCGCACGCTCCTTATTATCCGCGATAACAACAAGGTCTGAGCCGGGTGACCACGCAGTTTCGGGGAATGCCGCGAACACTGCGGTAGTAGACGCGCCTCCCTGCCGATACTTCAGAACATTAAGCCAAACGTCCTGATTATGCTGCGTTTGCGGGGAGTCCGAGAAGAACTTGATGATGGTAGCCTGCATATTGTGCGTAATCCGGTAAGGATCATACCGAATCGTACCATTCGTCTTCTGGTCTACGACATAGCCGTACCGAGGCAGGGATATAGCAGGGTCCTTCATAAGATCTACGATTTGAGGGGAGGCTTTCGTCCAATCGATGGTCTGGACTACCGCCTCTTCCTTCTTTTTAGCCACTCTACCTCCTAGTTCTTGTTAAAAATTGATGGGGTTACGTCTACTGTAGCAAAGTCTATGACAGTGTCCTGTATTTGCTGAGAACTTTCTGCTAAAGTTTCTAGCGCAGACAACTCCGCAGAGCCGCCGCCTGTCCTTGAGGTTTCCGCTGAGGCGGCCCCTATGCAAGTGAATAGCGTTTGGACGAAGTCTAGTATAGTCTTGGCCACAGAAGGGCTTAACGTGCCTGCTAGAACCTCTGCAGTGATCTTTTTGGTCAGTTCTGATAGGTCACCAAACGAATCTAGCGGGTGATTCTTTATCATTTCCGACATACGGTTCCTTTCCTTAGCGGGAACTAAGGTAAGCCAAGTGATATACTCTTCATTTGGGTCTGTAGAAACCGCGACTGCGCTCTTCTTCTGCTTCTTAAGTGCCATGTATCAACTCCTTGTAGGGTTTTGCTGCTTCAGTGAATTTATTAAGGGTGGCTCGGGGGGTTGCGCCTAGATATCTCAAACTCTGGGGGGACTCTATGTACTTTTTTGGGATTACAGGGAGCTCTTTCAACTCTTTTAGGGTAATCCAGAGGGGTTCGTCGCTAAGACGCTGCTTTAATTCGTACCGTTCTAGGTATCTGTCCTGATATCCGATGATAGAGGGCACCAAACGGTAGTTTACGCCCCAGACGTGGCTCAAAAACGGCAGATATTTGCTCAACAACTCCAATCCTAGGATGAAATCGCGTTGATATGCGTACTCAACGTCCTCTTCTTGGCAAAGTGGTTGCCTTTTCTTAGGCCAAGCTACCGGAAGTCCCAAGCAATAGGCCTTAACCAGCTGCACAGTCCTGCACATCCAGTAGGATTTCTTGTTTTCACTGCTAGGAGGGGGGGATAAGAGGGCCGCACACGCTACATCATAGGGCCCGAAGCCGATATTGCCCAGCCTGGCCAGTGTATCCTTGGCAAAATGGGGCCAGTAGGGCGGAGTTACCATGAAAAAGGCCTTAGAACGCATATGTCCGTACAAAAATCCCGAAGGTTTGCCCTTCCAACGCCCCATAAACTCACAAAGTTCGTCTAACCGGGACCCTTTGAAGGGGTAGAGGTTGCAGTACTCCAGATATACGGGGGCGTGGGGCCTAGGTCTCCCATATAGTTTGTTGTCAAGCACTGATTACGCCCTCGAGCGTGAAGCCCTCGCCCTCTTGGGGGGTGTATGCGTCCGCTGCGGCTTGATAAGTCCACACTCTGACGCGAATCCCCTTGTGTTTGACCTTGTTTTTGCTCTTAGTGCAGCCTAATTCGCGCAAAGCATTCGGAATAGCGTACTTTCTTAACTTCTGATCTCGGATAGAGATGCCCATAGCGTCAGCAACCTCCGATGCAGTGAACTTTGAGGGGTCTAACCGGTGCATAATCATAGACTTAACGCTAAATGCCTGTGCAATCGTAGGCGCAAGTTCGTGAGTAGCCTTGAATTGGTCCTCATTGTGCTGATTCCTCTGCGCTTCAAGCTCTGGAGTGAGGTGCAGGAAGTAGTTTTCGCCCTTTCTGCGCATATAACAGTCCGTAGCCTCGCCTAAAAGTTCATCCCTATGGGCACGGAGCCACTCGATGTTCACTTTTTCGCCTACTTCGATGACCCAGTAGCGGCGAGATCCCGTTTCATCTACCAAAATGTCTTGTTTGTTTGACGTACCGACGAAACAGGTAGTCCTAGGGGCGATAGTTGCGTGCCTACCGTAGGCTCTACGCACTTTATCCTCTTGAACACTGAGGAATCCCTTCAATAGTGCCTGCTCTTTAGGCCCATAGCGGTCAAATTCTGCGACTTCGTAGAGCCAAGACCCTGATATCTGCTCCACACAACTGCGATTGTTCTGGAAGTCGAGGTGAGATTCTCCAGCGTAGGAGTCTCCTGCCAGTTCTCGGACGAAGGTGGACTTTCTTGCGCCCTGTTCGCCTACTAGGATCAGAATATTATCAAACTTAGTGCCTGGCTTGAAGATTCTAGATACCATTCCGAGCAAAAAACGCCGTGCATAAGCCCTATGGAGGTCATTGTCAACTACTTCTGGGAATACATTTCGGAACCAAGTGTCTAGTACAGTAGGCCTTCCTGAGTCTATCCAGTGCTTGCGTGCTGCAACTAGAGAATCTCGTAGGGGGTGGCGAGGATTCCGCAGGGCGACCTCCTTGCAACCTTCAAAGACCTTTGTCAAACCGATTTCTACATTATAGGTGTCTCGGATGTATGCCCGAAGGAGGCATTCGTCATCATCTTGCCAAGGTCTACCCTCTGGCCTGCCTCCTGTGGGGGCAAATAGGGACGAGCAATCTTCCAGTAACCAAGGGTTGTGGTCCATTTCGTTGAAGTAGATCTTGTCCCGTAGGAGTTTATCGTGCCGTAGAACGATAGTGACGTTCTTGGCGGAGGGCTTAACCTTACCTTTATCAGTCCGGTCGAGTAGTTCAGCCACTGCTGCGTCAATTCTCATTCCGTTGGAGAACCTGCTATCTCTCCAAGTCATCTTGCAGCCCGAGCAACTCAGCATAGGCTGGTTGTCACGCCCCAGTCGGAGGAAAGCGGAGTCGTCACTCTTGCCCGAGTGGAAGGGGCAGGCACACCGGAGATGCTCACCAGGGTCCCTGCGTCCCTCTTTCACTGCTTCTATGAGCGCAGCGGAAACTTCTCCGAGGTCTTTGAGCTTTCCTCCCTTGAACTTAATGTCTCCGACTTCGTCAAAGTCAACGGTAACCTGCTCATAGGTCGCGGCTTTTACCTTGGTGGCCCCGTTCGATAGGTCATCCTTCTTTATCCGGAAGGCTTTGAAGGCATCCATCTTGTACTTAAAGTCTTTCTCCGCAACCAACTTAACGAGTCTCTTGCTGCCGCCTTTGGTGTTGAAGGAGCCTGGTGCCCGAGTGACGCGCTCTCCGGGGTTAACAACAGCGGTGTCACAGAGGTCGAAGTCTACTGCAGCGTTTATATATTCAACGAGATTGCGGTTTGTATCCTGCACTGTTGAAACTTCGGGGAAGGAGTCTACTTCGTAGTCGAGCCAGAAGTAGCAGTGAAAGCCGTAGCCTGAGCAGACAACAGTGGTCGGGGCAATGGGTAAGTTCTCTTGAATGAATCCCCAGAACTCTGTCAGCTTGTCCATTAAGGCTTTGTCGCTGGAGTTTCTCAGCATCTCCTTAACGGTGGCTTCCGACTTATCGGACTTGTGTACGAGCCAGTCTTTGAGGTCGAAGTCCAGGAGAAGGGTTCCTACTGCTTTACAGTCCCGCTTCTTAATGGTTCCGGTCTTCTCGAAGAGTCCGGTAGTGAGGTATTCAGCGTTTGCCTCCTCCGCTGTGGTGTAGGTTCTGTCTCTGTAGACCCATTCCTGAGAGGTGAGATCTTCAACTGCAGGCAGGTGTGCATACCTATTACTCATCGAAGAACCCTCCTAGATTCGCGTGCTCAACCACAGACTGTTCTAATTCAGAGGGTATGACCTTGTCCATGCCTTTTCTCAAAACAGATGCCATAGACTGCCCAGTAGCCCCTGCTATGACTTCAAGTCTGCTCAGTTCTGCCTCTGAGAGAACCAGGGTGAACTTGTGATCCCGTACTTCTCGCTTGTCATACTCCGGTAATTCCCCCTTCATAATCTTCGCTTGAGCCAATAGGATTGCCGCAGCCCGTTCAAGCTGGGGGATTTTATGAGTACTATCGTGTGCCATTTCATAACTCCTTTGCAGTAATCTAATTAACTCATCTATGGGTTAAGGCAAATAATAATTTGCCAGCAACGCTCTTTTTCTAAAAAAATATATGTGTATAGTTGACCCAAATGACCCAACTAAAACCTATCGGGTCAAATCGGGTCAGGTCGAAAAAAAACTCCTTACTAACTACTATATTCTATATTATGACCCAATGACCCAATCATTTAGTAACATAACCAAAAAGGGGTATTTACTATATATTTCCTACAGAGTAAAGATTAGTTTTAAGAGTTTTCCGAAATGGTCGGGTCATCGGGTCAAGTCGGGTCAAACCGTTGTATAGGTAGCCGACCCAATAGTGTGACCCACCCTGTGACCCATCGGGTCCGGATGGTTTGCTGGTAGTTTTGGGGGATAGCAAAAATTGTCGGGGGAGAAAAGGGGTCCTCCTCCCTACGGTCGGGCACCCCCTTCCCCCCACCCCCCCTCGCTCCGCAGGAACTGCGAGCTCTTTCCAGGCGCACCTACATATGCACGATCCTCGACATCTCCGAATATAGGCCACCCTATGTCTAGACACGGATAAGGGGTCAAACGTCCTGAGCGGCCTGTGAGAGGCCTCTATGGACAATAGGCTAGCAGTACAACGTTTACGGGTATTGTGGGTATTGTGGGTATTGTGGGTATTGTGGTGCGCCATGTCACGCGTCACGCGTCACGCGTATGCGCTCGTGTGTGTGTGTGCGTGTGTGTGTGTGTGTGTGCGTGCTACCTACGGCGACGGTTTCTAACTTTCACCTGTTAACGGCTTGAATCTTTAGAAACGT